GATTTCATCCTTATCTAACCAATCATTCTCAATAAAATTCTTTCGTAGCTCCTTTCGCTGCTCACGATAAGGTCGCATACAATCCTCTACTGCTGCTAGTGATTGGATATACTCTGCCATTTTTTGTGCTTTGTTATCAGCTTCCATTATTTACTCCTATAGAACATTTGTGTCTTGTGCTGAGGGACTTACGATTCGACCTGTAGAATAAGACCATCGTGAGACGATTGGCTCACCCTTATTGCCTTTGTAGGCTACAAACCAAACCAAAGGATTCCCCGGCATTGGTTGCCCTTCTCGCCCTGTTACTGGACATTTGGTGACTCTCTTTAATTTAACATCGTACTTCTCTTCAACCTTTGAGAAGGACTCGTTCACCTTTTGACTCATTTAGTTTCTCCTGTTGTTCTTCTTGCTCTAATAGTATAGCAAGGTCTGGGTATTTTGTCAAGACCTCAGAGGTCGTTAGATTTTCTTCTGCTTTTAGCTTTTCTACTACTTGTTTTATTTTTCCCATTTTTAAATACCTTTTTGAAAAAGGACTCTACCTTTAAGATAAAGTCCCTCATAATTTCATAATCTTGTCTGCCTTTGTACATTAGTCGGCTTTACGAGATTCTAATACTTGCTTTCGCAATTCCTTAAGTAGAACAGTGGCTTCCTGTGCTGCCTTGCGGACACGAGTGCCTGCTGCCTTATTACCGCTATCGGTCTTCTCTGCATCGGCTAGTGCCTCTGTAAGTTGCTGAACTACTTGTTCAAGTGATACTTTAACTGACATTTTATTCTCCTTCTAATTGTTTAATTAGATAATCCAGATACCATCTGGCTTTCTTTAGGTCACCAACACGAGATGATTTGTGCCTTGACCTTGCTACATACTTTACCACATTTCCTTCGATAAAGTCAAGTTCCCAATCCTGAATCGCATCAATAACCTCAATCTTTCCTTTGTTATAATGGTCAGGATGATTTACCAATTCTGAATAAGCCTTTAGCTGGCTTCTGTCATAATTCGTTTTTTGACATGGCTTTCTTGCCATTTGACGAGCCATTTTCATTTGCTTTTCTCTTTCATTCATACTTTGTTCCTCTGTTGGCATCTCAAACGGATCCACCTTATCATCTGCTCTATGCATTTCCATAATCATAATGCCTCCTTTTAGTACTCCCGAGGGGAATCGAACCCCTGCCACCGAAGTGAAAATCCGGTATTCTGACCGTTAAACTACGGGAGCATTTATTAATTCCATCGCTTATTAATAAAGTCTAGAACATCTTGAGCATGAGCACCTTGCTCTGCTGCCTTGATAAGTTCTTCTGTAATCTCTGGATGCTCTCCAACTCCAACTGATTGAGTTAGATAGAGATTTACTTTAGCTTCTGCATCTTTGATTTGTGCTTCAAGTCTTCGCTTTGCTGCTTCTAAAAATAAATTTCCTATTGCGGTTCTATCCATTTTAGTTTCTCCTACTTGGCTCCGTGAGAGGGATTCGAACCCCCGACCCAGTGGTTAACAGCCACTTGCTCTACCGGCTGAGCTATCACGGAAAGGTGATTAACCTTGTGGTGTTACATCACCGGGAAGCACTACAGCATCAACTGGTGTTGCTGCATCTGGTGTGCTTGTAGCATCTGCTGGTGGTCCAGCATCTTGTGATACCTCCGTATCACTTGAAGTTCCCGCATCTGTAACTACCTCTACATCTGCTTCCTTCTTTTCCTTCTTTTCATCGCACCCACAACCAAATAGAAACATTGATAGTGTTGCTGTGATTAGAATTAGGTTTCGCATATTATTTTCTCCTTTTCAACCTGACCAATATTATAGCAGCGATTTAAGTAAAAGTCAACCACTAACTAAATCGCCAAGAGTGATAACTAGAACTTTCATAATAAAAACAAAGCATACTTGAACAATTAGCTCAATTAAAGATTTAATGTTGTCTAATTTCACGGTAAGCTCCTACTGTAACTGGATACAGTTTTGTAATGATTTCTAGCATTCCCTTCGCCATTTCTTGGATTTCCCATTGTGCCCCTTCATGTGTACGAAGGTCAATGAACTTCAAGATGTTATTTAAGTTTGCTGAGGCATAGTATTCTGTGTACATGTTCTGCGGTAGAACACCTCTCGCCTGCTCTCGGCAAACACCAGCTTCAATAAGCTCCTCAAATAACTGAAGACTTGCCTTATGATGATGGCGAATCGCTGTCGCTGCTGATGTTTCCCACTGTGGTAAAACGGGATCAATTAAATCACTTACATTACTTGCTTGTCGATTTGACTTGTGCTGTGTTCTAAAAGTTAGCGGCTCATAGAACTGAATGTCAAAGTCGGTGTAGCGACGGCTAATCTCGTTATAAGACCAAGTGCGGTGGCGATGATGCTGTGAGCGAACAAATAGCGGCACCTTGACACGGAAGGTTACGAAGCAGTGTTCCAGGGTGGAAGTGTGCTTATGCTTAATAAGATACTTAATAAGTTTTTTATCTTTATCATCAAGCTCTGTCTTATGTTTACCAAAGGAAACGCGAGCAGAGTTTACAACTGAAAGGTCTGAACCAACAGCATCAACTAACTCTACGAAACCTTTGCTGTCCTCATAAAGAGGCATCTTCATTTTTAATAACATTTTACCCCATAAATAAATTATAAATACCTGGAATCATTCGAAACAAACAATATCCAATAAATGTGATTCCCAAAACACTATAAAACAATTCTTTTAGAGTCATCCCAAACTCCCAAGATAAAGGAATAGTCCCGCAACTCCTGTGAATGTTGCTATAAATGCCCACATAACTCGTGTTGATTCTCTTTCATATCGGTGCTCATCTACAAACATTATCGCTCTACCTCCAATACACCAGCATCAGTGCGAACAAATACCTTCCAAGCATTATCAAGAGTAAATCCAAACTCCTCTGCCTCGGCTAGTAGGTTTAGCGGGACCTTTACCTCTGCGGAAAGATTACACATTCCTCGCTTGTGATCCCATTGCTCGACTGACTCCTCAATGTAATCATACCAGTCGTTCTTTACTGCCTCATAAACATGGTCCTCAAAGGTAAATGAACCTCGCTCGTAGTCATCAAGTGCTCCGTTGATTCGGAGATCGTTGATTACAGAGTTTGATTTACGAATACCATCGTATGATACAAGGTGTGCAACATCAGCTATAGCATTGGTCTCTTGGAAAACCTCGTCTAAATAATCACCTGTGTAGTGAAATACTTGTCGTCCATTCTCATAACGAAGTGTAACCTCAGCATCGCTTTTTAGATTTAATTTATTTAGTTTGTTTGTTAGTTCGTTTTTTACGATTTGCACTTTTACCTCCCTTGTTTTTGTGATCGTCTTCAATAGCACCGACCATAGCTTCTACCAATTCTTTACAGAACTTAGCATTCCTAATTTCTGGTGCTTCCAACTTGCGAGCTTCATTGAGTCGCTTGTAAAACTTTTCATCGAATTTTATTGTTATTTCTTTCATTTGTTGTCCAGTGCCGGAAACAGGAATCGAACCCGTGACCTGATGATTACAAATCAACTGCTCTACCAACTGAGCTATTCCGGCGATTTGGTACGGGTGGTGAGGCTTGAACTCACTATCTCTGCTTTATAAGAACAGTGCATTTACCAGTTATGCTACACCCGCTTTGGCACGCCCTACAGGATTCGAACCTGTGACCCTCGGTTTAGAAGACCGATGCTCTATCCAACTGAGCTAAGGGCGCTTGGATTTTTACATCCAGCCCATGTATATGAAGAAGTTTCTTGCTAAACATCCTGCTACATAGCCTATACATGTGCTTGAGACCGCTACATAGATAAGCTCATTTCGTCGTAGCTTATCATACTCCCTATTGATCTCTTTCATTCTTTTCTCGTGAAGTGAATCCATTATAACCCTCCTTGTGGATTTTGTCAAGTGGTTCTAAGTTGCCCATTTTTCTCCATTCTTTTTTACCTGATTTGAAGAATAAGATCTTGGCACAAACACCCGCCCACCTTTGTTTTTTTATGTCGATTATACAGCCGACATGTCTGTTTGTTTTTGTTATAACTAAATCACCTATCTTCATAAATTAGATTTCATCTTCATCCATTTTAAATCTTCTTTTACGGGAAATTATCATTGTCCTAATACCTCTCCACCTTCGTGGAATCTTTTGTCTTAGGAACTGGGCATGTCCTTCTGGAACAATAATGTCTAATGTCTTCCCGCCATCATCTTGTTGAATACTATATTCATAATCTTCATCTAATAAAAATTCTTCTCTAAATTCTTTTAATGCTTTTTTATTTTTCATAAAACACCTTTGGTACGAGCAGGGGGACTTGAACCCCCATGCCAAACGAGGCGACGGATTTTAAGTCCGTTGTGTCTACCAATTCCACCATGCTCGCTTCTTGAAAACTATTGTATCAACTTTTCTACTGGTTGTCAAGCAAATTGCTGCTTGCGATAAAGCCTTCTCCATAAACAAGATCTTTACGAAGCATGATTACTCCGTCAAATTTATCTGATCTAATGCCAAACACTTGACCTTCCTGAATGACAATCTTGCCATAGCTTACCCATCTGTCTTCTTCAAACTTATACAAGTAATCGCCTACTTCAAAATCTGTAATCTTATACGATCTATACATTTATACTCCAAGATAATCTTTCCACTCGTCAGGAACATTAGGACTGAACTTGTTTTCTTTATTTACAATCAGTTCTTTTGGAACAACTGGCGGTTTTAGTAATTTCATTCCTGCTTGCTTAACTGACTTGTTGCCTTTCTTTTGGTTGCAAGACTTACAACAAGTTACTATGTTATGCCAAACCTTTTTCCCACCTTGGGAAACTGGCTTGATGTGATCTAAGGTGAAGTTCTGTTTGTTCAGTTGTTTAGAACAATACTGACATACACCTTCGTCTCTAATAAAAACATTCTCTCTGCTGAACTTAATTGTTCTGTTGAATTGAAATCTTTTCAGAACATTCCCTACGAATCGAACGATTGAAGGAACATTTAAGATGTCATCCACAGTTTTGATAAATCTATCTTCATAAACTGAAACAATCTCAACCCTACCAGCAAACCACATAGAGATTGCTTCTTGCCATTTTACATGGTGCATCGGTTGATAAGCAGACGATAATACCAAAGTATCCATTCTATACCATAACTAGTGAGAGTAGGACACCTTTTACCCCGTGCCCCCCTGCGGGTTGACCTCGACCTAGTGGAAATCACCCCCTTGTCGGTCTTGAGAGGTCAAGTTTATAATCCATGTCATAAAGAGCAACTACAAACCACTGATCTCCTGTATATTCCCATTCACCACGGGCATATATACGAGCATCCACCATGGCTTCATCAATGTTTCGCCTTTCGATGTTTCGCATCTTTACTTCTTCTGTTTTTGGATTATGAATTACAAATTGATATCTTTTCATTTTGACCTCGCCTAATCATTATAGGCGATCTTGGGGTCTGTGTCAAGAGCTAAAACCAGTTCTTTCCGAAAATACAATCTTTTGACTGGTTCCAATAAACAAATCGCTTACATTTGGCGAGTGGGTAAACTTTTAGTAACTCTTCACCAAAAGTGGATTCACCAACTGTAAGTCCTCTTTCATACTGGAAATGCCACCATTCTGCCCCACCATAGGAACCGCCTCTAAAAAATGAACTACGGGCACGAATGGAATGAAAGCCATGCTTTTTAGCGAGTGCTGTGAAGTCTACAAACTTATCTGTGACTTCTTTCTTATTCAACTTTGTCTTACCGCCTGAACGAGTTACATAGGTTCCTTCGACGGTCATTTCTTCGCCCTTATCACATCTCATCCAGACCTTCCAGCGACGATTACCAACATCTTCAATAACATAAGGGTCTTTCTCTGGTTTGTACATACCTGTTGGTAGAGCCATATCAAAAGCCAAGCCTACATAATGCATTGATTTTTTAGATCGTGCGGCTCCTGCTTTGGATGCTAAGCCTCTTCTACCGCCTGCTGAAGTCAAGTACCCGCCCAAGCCCTGAACCTCTTGGTAGAGGGCATTGTAAGCCTCTGCGGCATCTGAACGGAGTGTTACACGGGTGTAACCTGCTCTGCCTGGGAACTTATCTGCTGGGCACTTTACCCAACTTAACTTTTCATCTGGTGGCAAGTCCTCTTCATTTTGACTATCTTCGCCAACTTGGATCTCAACACCTTTAGCACTTAGCAACTCATTTAACCTGCTAATTGTTCCCTTGCCTGCTAAACCATCTGCTTTTAGTCCGTTTTCTTCTTGGAACTTTTTAACTTCTTTTTCTGTTGCTGGACCAAAAGCGC